TGACCTAAGGCATAGATCTGATACAGTGCCTCATCAGTTCTCTTGAGGTCCTCTATTTGGTTCCGGATAGACTGAGGTAGGAATGGGTTATCCTTGTAGGTGGACCGTATCAGTACCGTATCATCAGCAGGTAGCTCATACAGCCATGAGCTGTTGTCTGATGGGTTGTAGTCAAAGATTAGTTTATGCTCGGTCCTCATGTTGAGCTGAGTGAAATCATCGAAGTACAGCTCATTGGCCTCATTGCACCATGCTATATCACGCTTCCGCCCTCTAATCTTCTGCTCATCATCCACACTGAAGAACTCCACCATTGACCCATTGGGGAAGGTGTATATCTGCTCGCTTTTGTTGTGGGCTTCGAGAGAGTATATACCGAGGTCTTTGAGTATCTCCGTAAAGTCTCTTAATACTGTTGCCCTTAATGCAGGGAAAGTCTTACGAATAATAGATACTACCTTGCCCTTGTTCTGCAGGCAGTAGACTATCACCAACTGACATAGGCTATAGGTCTTTGATGACCTTGACCCTCCCTCGTTAACTATGAACCGCTCAGGACCCTGTAGGGCTTGGTGGTTCTTTTGAAATATGATCGTGCTCTTCAGCTCCATTTACTATCTTTTGGTAGGCATTGAACAGCATGACCAACTGCCTTGCATCCATTGCCACAAGCCTCCTGTTGATGCGGACCTTCTCACCCTTTGTCTTAAGGATGTGGTCCTCCACCACCGAAGCCATGTAGTCTACCTGATCACTCACTGTCAGGCGTTACTATCGTGACCTTGATGTCATTGACCGCCTGACCATTGGTAGTGACATCCACATTATCATTGACTCCTGTCACCCTTGCTGTCAGGTTGGGTGCTTTGTATTTCCCAGTCATGGTACCGGTAACGTGCTCATCTGTCCAATCGTTCTTTATGTACGTAACGACTCCCAGATACTCATTATATGCTTTATCCTGGTTATCTAAATACTGCTTTACTCCATGACCATATTTAGACCATACAAAAGCCTCAAATCCCCATCTTGTAGGAGGTTTTTGAGTAGGCAGATACATTACTTCACCTGTCTTAGTCGAAAGTACAGGTAACATATCTACAGGCAACTGAGCCTTATAGTCGTCCCACATTCTCTGTAGATCCTCAGGGGTTTCTATGTACTTACTTTTCACCTCTAATCTGTTTTAGTTTACGTTGTGCCCATTCAATACCTTCATCACCTCCCCAGGCTAACCACATGAGCCTACCACATCCATCACCGAGCTCTCGCTGTGAGTTCTGCCGGTGCCTTGCAAATCCTGCCATGCGTGCAATGGTGCTCTCAGTAAGTGGCTCACCCTTGGCTAACTGATTTGCACGAGCTTTGCCTACTCCTGTACCACACTTACCCCATCCATTCTCTTCAGCCCACTTGAGTGCTATCTTAGCATTCTCTGAGGCAGCCTTTGGATAGTCATCATATGACTGAGCAAAGACGTTTTTATAGTTACCAAGGGGTGTATCATACATGGAACCACACACAGCATACCGTTGTGCTTGGTCCGGATACTTCTCTTGGGTCTCAGGGTCAGCCATACACCGTGAGATGTACTGCTCTGCTGTCTCGTTAATCCTCGGTCTTGGCATCCTCGATTATGAATAGATGACCCAAACCAATTGCAGTGTAGAAAGCGTGCTCTTTGGCCAGCTCCTCAGTCACTTCAAGCTTTGTGGTGCTGTTAGGTCCTGTTATTTCGATTGTTTTACCCAGATATTCAGGGTTAATTTTCGGTGTTATCTTCTTTTTGCTCATATTCTGATGTAATTAGAAACGTATAATACCCAATTATCCACCCTCCTGCACCATACGCTGCTAAATCATAGTTGTGAAATAGCAGAGAAATGCCTGTAAAGATACCTAAAAGGCTACAGCATGAGGCTATGGCTTGGCTAATTGTCATACTTATATTGTATCTCACGGAGTTTTTGTTTAATATCAGCTATAAGATAGTGAGCTGAGGTAACAGGGATGTCAAAATACTTAGCCATTGACCGTGCTGTGTTATATCCTTTGTCAATGTAGGCACTCAGCACTATCTGTGAGACCCTATCCTCACACCTGGACCGATATATCTCTATGTAGGCCTTGTTCCGGTTGTAGACTTTCTCCTGTTCTATCTTACTATCGAGGTCAGTAGTATCATCCATCTCATTGACTACCTCATCAGAGCTGTTAATACGCTCCTCTCTATTACTCTGAGAGCCTGACCACATGATTTGCTTCTTGATGGTATTGAGCATACAGCTTTTCATGGTATCTATGTCATGGCATTCTATCTTAACACAATGCAGATAGGAGTTAGATATCACTGTTGTAGCGTCTAACTGACTGCCCAGCTTAGAAAGTAGGTAATTCGTATAAGCTTCAAGCTCCTCATACTGCTGCGATACCAACCTGTCTAAGATACTCTTCATACCAAATTGTAAATTCCTTCAACCAAACCCTTCGACGTACAGAAGCACAGAAGCACTCCTGTGGCTGTGGCCCTTGATATTTGATACGTATCTTCAACAGCTCAATCAGGGATACCTTGGAGTAGAGCTGTGCATCAGGATAACTGAGCACCCTGTCTACAACCTCGCAATCAGTCGGTTCAATAGGTAGCCCAATATAGCTGCTTGACATGATAGTATGAAATCAAATGAAATAATAAGGGTAAGCCAAAACGAGACACACTTCACACAACTGAAGGCATCCCTTAGCCATGATGACATAGGGATGCGGTCAATAGTTGCCTGGAGAGGTTCAAATTCTGTTATCCACCATGCTATGGGGATGAGGGTGAGTAGCGTATACATGACGTAAATATAATGAAATAAACTTATCCTGTATCTCAAGGGCTACGTTCTCCCCTGCTACGAACCTCCTCACCGTATGATAAGGAGCCTTCATGTCAAGTGCCAAGTGAACAAGCCGATATCTATCACTGAGCATACTGTTAGCGGTTTTTACAGCCCATTGGCTAAAGGTTTCACGCTCAGAAAGGTAGATCGTCAGTGTTTTCATTCTTTTTCAACTTATTTTGAACAATAGGAGCAGATGAGCTGAGGCTCATGGTCCATGCCTCGATGGTATTGAAGTACTTGATGGTGCCATCCTGTGCCTCCCATCTACGCCCTCGTAGGTTGTACTTGAGCTCCACCACATCCCCAGGCTTGAGGTTGTTAGCCAGGTCACACTTATCCTGGGTTAATTGGAAGGTAACGTACTGAGGATAGTCACCATCTGACTTGAGGGTTATGTCTCTTTTTTTGAACTTCTCGTTCACTGTTGTTGTAGGGGTAACGAATACCACCTCTCCTTTGAATTCACTCATGGTTGTTTATGTATTTGATGTAATTAAAAGTACAAATCCATCCCCACACTATTGCCGGGGCTATTAAAATAGATGCTAAGATAATCATTGGTTCAGATTTATATTGTGCTCTTGCAGTATCTCATAGAACTTGTCACGTATGGAGTCCACAATGGCATACTCCTCCTCTGTTTTGTACTCCTGGTACTTCCACATAGTACGGAGCTCTTGAGATAAATCCCACAGGGCACAGAACATAGCATCAGCACGCATAGCGTTCTCCCATTCGTGCTTGTCATCGGGTAGGTTAAAGGTTAGTTTTGCTTTCATAAAATTCTTTTAATAAATCAATTGTTCTTTCCGCACCATCATACTTTGATTTGGCGTGTAGCATCTCTCCATTGATATTGGTATTTTTATCAGGATATGTTGCTACAAATTCTGCAAAATTAATCATCTGCTCCTTCTCCATTTCTTTGGCTTGGTCTATAGCTTCCCTTGCAGGCATTGTGCCATCAGTTATCTGCTCAACTAACCACTCTACTGCTGTTTGTTTCATAGCTGTTCAGGTGTGTGAGTTATCTCATTCCATTGCACTCCACCACCATACACCTGCTCAGTTAATTCAGTGGCATAGTGACGTGCAGCAGTAGCAACATACTCGCATGGGTTTTTGATTAGCTCATCACGGTAATGCCCTGATGCAGCAAGGAGGCCCTGCATTGCTCTAAGGCAGGCCTCTCGATAGAATTCTTCTTGTGTCATTATTTGTTGTTTAATTGGGTTAATACTTGGTCATAGAACAGGCTCGCAGCAATCAGCTGCTCCTGCATCCTTATCTCTATCTCTTTATCACGTTCAAAGGTAATGGAGGTAATACGCTTCACAGGGTCAATATGATCCACCTCATGTATATCAATGGGATCATATTGGCTAAGGAACTCAGGGTGAGTGCTTACCATCACATAACACAGTTCAAAGGTAGGCTTATCGTACAGGTACATATATGCTCTACCCTGCCACTCATAGTCGTTAAGATCCTTCAGCTCAAATGTGGTAGCAGGGAAGGTCTCAAGTGACCATGAGCTCTTGATATCAATGATGCTATCCTCCGTGATAATATCACAGCATCCTGTCAAATACTCATTTTCTTCCCTCTGCTCGTTTTTAACGTAGTTTTGGAACCTTACCCCATTGAGAAGGTCAATAGAGTCCTGTTCCTGCTCTATGCCCTTGAGAACGTACTTATTCATGAGCTGAGTACGGTACCCATAGAAGTCCTGCTTAGCCTGCTCAATGATGTAGCTCTTGGCAGTCTGACCTAATACCTCCCCCTTAGTCCTGGAGGAGGTCATTATTTTGCCTAATTGTGATGCCCTGAATTTCATAGCTGTGCCTCCTGCTCTTTAGTGAGTGAATAGGTAGCTCTCAGCTCCTCAGCGGTGTACCTTCCTTCCTGGATGGCTTTCAGTGCATTGCTGAACCTGTCCGATGTGATGGATGGCTTAGTCTTAGGTGCCCTGCTTGCCTCGTGGCCATCATCATCCACAGCTTGCAGGGAAAGGAGAGATACAAGGGTGTACCTACGGAAGTAAGTGATAGCTCCACCTAGCTTCTGTGCATCGGTGATAACGGGTAATTGAAGATAACAATCTATCTTCTCACCTGTCTCAACATCCACAATACAGGTGCATACCTTATCATCAATGATTGGCTGTATCAATAGCAGGCCATGGTCTAATAGGATAGGCTCCACGGTATCAATTATGCTGTTAATATCCGCATAGTTACGCTTCAGGTGTGGGTTGGTGGCATTCTTAATGACCTTACCCATTGACTGCTTAGCCAGGTGCAGCTTCTGGTAGATGTTGAGTGCTGGTTTAGGCTCTTCAGCTTGAGCTGTTTTTCTTGTTGTCATAAATTAAATTTTGACAAATATACAACTATTTTCCAAGTATGTGCAAATTTGTTAAAATAATTTTAGCTGAGCTGTATGGTTATTTATTCTCTGCATGGCTTTATCAAAGTATTCCTTGTCAAGTTCACAAGCTGTAAGGTCAAAGCCGTAGTCGTGGCAAGCTATTGCTATTGAGCCTGAACCAAGGTGTGTGTCAAGAATTTTGTCACCTTCTTTCGCATATTTGTCAAGAAGCCATTTGTAAAGTGCTACGGGTTTTTGTGTTGGGTGAAATCTTATC